TCATCCGGTGTTTTCGGCGCTCTCCTCTCCATCTGATTCCAGCGGGCTCCTGTCGAGGTCTGCCCCACGTTTGCCCCGCGCGGCTGCCCCACGCTGCCCCACGACCTTGAGCGGCACCTGCTCGCCGAGCGCGGCAAGCGCCTGACCGCGTGCCTGCTCGCTCATCTGGACGTAGCCGCGGGTGACCCGCACGTCAGCGTGGCCCATGAGATCCGCGAGCAGGAATGCGTCCATACCGCCACGGCCGGCGCGTGTGCCGAATCCGCGGCGAAGGGCGTACATATGGGCGTTCTCTCGCGGAACGCCCGCCTTCTCGGCGGCACGCCGGAGGCACTGCCCGACTGCGTCGGGATGCATCACCCGTCGGCGCAACGTCAGGAAGACGAGGGCGTGCTTGCAGTCCTCGCCGTCCGTGTGCGGTAGTCCGCAGCCTGCGGTGAGGTCGCGGCCGGCGAGTCGACGGCGCGCGATCTCGATCGCCTTCGACGACAGCGGCACCATGCGTGCGTCCTCGTCCTTCGGGATCGGCCGGATGACGCGTCGGCGGTGGACGAAGGCCTCGACGACTTCCATCCAGCCGTTTTCGAGGTCGAGCCGGTGATCGTGCAGGCCGCACAACTCGCCAGGCCGTAGGCCTGTTTCGAGGCCGAAGTCGACGGCGTCCTGGTAGTCCTCGCGCAGGTTCAGCTTCTCGGCGTGCTCGAGCTGCACGTACGGCTTCGGCTTCTTCGGGATCTTCGGCAGCTTGATCCCTACGCACGGCGAGGCGTCGAGCACCTTCTTGTTGACTGCGGTGGACATGGACACGGAGAGGACCGCGTAGACACGGCGGGCGTAGCGCGGTGACATGCCATTGCGGACGCCGAGGCCGTCCTCCTTGTCGTCGACCCATTCCTGTACGTCATCGTGGGTGATCTTGTTTAGGGGCGTCTCGCCCCACTTCGGGCGGACCCACTTGTCGACGATGTAGCGCTCGGTGGAGGCGGTGTCGGACTCCTCGAACTTGCGATCCTCGGCGATGGCGTCCCACCAGTCGCCCCACTTCACAGAGGCCGGCAGCTTCCCCTGTTTGACGGCGGCTGTCCGGCGGGCCTTGACTGCCTCCTCCTCGGCTGCCTCGATGGCGTCGCGCTTGCGGGGAAAGAGGGACCCGTCGGGTTGTGTGACCTTCTGCTTGATGCCGTGCTGGTCGCGGTAGCGGCCTCGCCAGCCGGTCGCGAGTTTCTCAGCCCACGCCATCGGGGGTCTCCTGCTGGTCGGGTGTCTGCTCCGAGGTGAAGGGGCGTACTTCGGCGGGTGTTTCCTCGAACAGGATCTCGACGCACAGCAGTACGCACTCGTTGCAGATGTGCACGCCAGGTCCGGCGATCAGCTGCCGCACCTTGGTTCGGCTCTTGCCACAGAAGGCGCAGTGCAGCGTGTCAGGATCGGCGGCGGCACCCTCCGCGGTCTTGACCCGGTCTTCGATTTCTCCCACCCGGTTCTGGACGTGCTCGAACAACTTCTCGGTGACGTCCTTCATCGATTCGAGGGCGTCGACGATGTCGCGTTCCAGCTGCCTACGGTTGCCGAAGATCATGGGGTTACCTCCTCGACGAGTTCGCTCACGGCGGACAAGCAGGCGTTCACGTCGACGGTGGGGTCGGGAAGCACGACGAGGCAGCGGCGCCGCCGGTCGCGGTCGTCGTCCTGGTCGTCATCGCGGCCGTCGCCGTTCTCGTCTTCGTCGCCGTCTTCATCCCCGCCGCGTTCGGGCGGCGGTCGGGAGTCTCCGCCCGGGGGTGCCGTGGGCTCGGTGCCGGCCGGGGGCGGCTCGGCGCCGGCCGGAGTGGTCGGTGGTGTTTCGCCGACGAGCTGCTCGTCGCCGTTCGGCGTGGTTGTGGGTGGTTCGGCGGGCACAGGGCCGTCAGGGATCGTGGTGGGCGATGTCGGTGGCGGTGTGGGTGCGGTGGTGGTCATGGGTGGCTCGCTCGTCTCGGCCGGCGCGGGCGGAGGGGAAGGCGGGGGCAGGGCGTCGTCAGGCGCGCCGCCCCACGGTGGGGTGAAGATGACCGCCGCGGCGACGCCGAGCGCGGCGACGATGCCGGCCGCGGTGACGGGGTGCTTGTAGGCGGCGGCACCGAGGCCGAGGGTGAGGACGGCGAGGCCAAGGGCGCCGCGTTTGATGCGGCGTGCGCCGAGGTCGACGACGTTGTCGGGTTTCTCCTGGCGGTCGAGTTCGTCGATCCGCTGCTGTAGCCGGTCGAGCACGCTTTCGACGCGGCTTCGTCTAGGGGGGTCGTGGTCGTCCGGAAGGGACATGCGGCCGGGTCCTCGTGGTGGGTGACGTTCGGGATGGTCACCGTAAGCACCTCCCTCACCTGAGTGGCAACGCTTGGTAGTGAAACCGTTACCCGGTTTACCTCGGTTACCCGGTTTTAGCCGACGCGGCGTTCAGTGGGTTCGCCTCGTCGCTCGGGCGGCTCGCCCGACTCGACGAGCAGCTCCTCGGCGCGGTGGAGCGCGGCTTCTTCGCGCTCGGCCAGCCGCTGGCGCTCCTCGGCGATGAGCAGTAGCTCGTCCCTGACCGCTTTCATCTGGTCGGCGAGCGAGGGAGCGGCTGGGGGTTCGGGCTCCGGCTCTTCTTCTGCCTGCCCGGGTCGCCCGATGGACGGCAGGAGGCTCTCGTCACCGGTTTCCAGGTAGCGCGTGATGCAGTCGTCGGGCCACTTGAGCCCTCCTTCAATGGCGACGAACGTGGCCTCTCCCACGCGGGAATCACCGGACTCTGCTCGGGAGAGCGTGGTCTCGTGAATCCCTATCGCGTCGGCGAAGGCTCGCTGACTTCGGTAGCCAGCGTGTAGCCGCGCTCGCTTGATGCGCCGTCCCGCGATCTTCCGCCGCTCCTCCATGCGCCCAGAGTATGCCAGAAAAATGCAAGTATTGGGCCGTCGACCAGGGGGAGCATGCGACCGCTGTAGTAGGTGCATGCCAGGAAAAGTACAGAAAAACTCAGAAGAAGGCAAGAGTGCCGTCTTAGACCAGTACTTGCCAGGTTTTGCCATTGACATGCAATGGCATGTGCTGGCATTGTCCTTGTATGCCCCCGATGAACCGAGACCTCTTCAAGGAGCGCCGGGACAAGCAGGATCTGGTGAACGCCGAGATCGCGCGGCGGGCCGGGATTTCGCCGGCCTACCTCGACAACGTCATCTGCGGTGCCGACCAGCCCTCTCAGCGCTTGCTTCGTCGGCTCGAACGCATCCTTGAACTGCCCGAGGACGCCCTGCACGCGGGCAAGCGGACGTCGCAGGGTGACCCTTCCGAGCCGCCCAACCAGCCCCCGAACGAGCCGACCCATCCGCCGAAGCGGCAGGACACCGAGCAGGACAAGAAGGCCCCGCGGCGCAACCACAACGCGGCGGCGGTGGCGTGATGCCCCAGTCGCCGTGGATGACCACCAGTGAGATCGCCGCCTACACCGGCCGCCATCAAGAGAATGTGCTGCTCGCGCTGAAGCGCGGGCTGCTCGTTGGCGTGCAACCGGGCCCAGGCTGTACGTGGCGTGCCCGCCGCACGGAGGTGGACCGCTGGGCCGACGCCGGATGCCCCTACCGCGTCACCGGCAAGCACAAGGCCCGCCGGAAGCTCCGCGCCGCCTGACCTCCCCGCCGCCGTGACCCGAGCCAGCAGTGGAGCGGCCGCGGGGCGGGGAGCAGGACCAGGTGAGCTAGCGATCTTCCCCGGCCGCCGTCGATTCCCGCCTCGGCGGCGGCTGGGGGCCATCAGGAAGAGGCGGCCCGGCGCTGCAACCGCCGGGCCGCAGATCACCCGAGAGAAAACCACCCATCCCGAAGAGGAGAGCTCCCAAGTGATCCACAGGAAGGTTACCGCCTCGGCGGTCGCGCTCGCGGCGCTCGCCCTGGCCGGATGCAAGCCGACCGAGCCGCGGGTACCGGGCGACGACCCGATGCCGGCCTCGGTCGTCGTGCGCAAGCCGCCGCCCATCGCGGAAGGTGGTGCGGCGCGATGACCACGGCCGCGGCCGCCGAGCCGCAGGACTACGACCGGTATCCCACCGTGCCGTTCATCGAGTTGTGGCGCCGCGAGCAGGGCGATGTGCCGGTGAGGCCCATGCATCGCCATCGACGCCGCCAGCACGAGGACCCGGGCGGCGTCGAGCACCTGGTCGACGCGGACGAGGAGCTGACCGAGCAGATCACGGTGCCGCTGGCGCGGATGATCGCCGACGACGGCCCGACCGACATCTACGAGCGGCTGCCCGTCGAGCCGACACGCCACGCAGCGCCCGCGGTCCGTTGGCATGAGGAGGCGGACGGGCAGGGCGAGCCGACTGTCGGGCGTCGGCCGCGCCGGGTCGGCCGTCGCCTGGCCGGCTGCCTGATGGTGGCCGCTGTGCTCGTCGTCGTCGCGGGCGCGCTGCTGCTGGGGGGTCTGCTGTGGTGACCGCGCCAGAGTGGGCCGACGTGCCGATCGTCCTCGGTGGTGGTGATGAGTGACACCCACCGAGTCCGAGGTCTCAGCCGAGGGCAGCACCGAGTTCCCGCCGGCCACGGGTTCGCTGACCGAGCTCGCCGACCTGTACCTGCTCGAGCAGTCGAATCACGCGTCGATGGCGCTGGGCACCGCGTGCCATCGCTGGCGGTGCGCCGAGCCGGCGGCCTGGCACCTGCACCCCTACGAGCACGACTACTGCACACCGCATGCCGCAATCCGTCTGCGCTTGCTCGGGCGGATCGAGGCGGCACGCACGCCAGCGGAGAGGACTGGCCCATGACCGTCACCGTCACGTCTCGCGCCTACGTCGAGGGACATCCGAACATCCGGCTCGCGCCGCGGGTGGAGCGGTGCGGTGCCAGCGCGCAACACGCCGCCAGCCCGCACGACCCGGCATACAGCGATCGCTGCACCGATCCCGGCGAATGGGTCCTCAAGGGATGCGCGCGGCAGTACTGCACGACGCACGCCGCCGTGATCGGCCGCGCGAAAGACCGGCTGTGTGGCGGCACCAACTGGTGTGCGTCCCGGCGCGATACGGCCGAGCCGACGTCTCTTGTCGCAGTCGATGCAGGGGCCCGGGATCTGAGCTCGTTGACTTGCGCGGTGAGCCTGCGCACCTCGGTCTGTGACTTTGTGGGGATGGGGGGCGTGGTGATGCTGGACAAGGCCACTGTGCCCAACCGGCTGGGCAACCACTTCGGCAAGGCGGTCGAGGTGCTGATCGTCGGCGGTGTTGTGTTCGTCGTGCTCGCGCTCCTGGCGAGCGGGCTCGGGTTCCTCGCGACGCTGCTGATTGCGGAGGCGATCGCGTGAGCCTGCATCCTGTGGCTGCCCGGGTGAACTCGCTACTGCTGCACATGGCGCAGCATCACCTCGGCAAGGACGTCGCCTCGATCGCACCGCTGTACGGCGTCAGCGTCCACCTCGCCGGCCGTGATACGGCGGCCCGGTTGCGCGTGATCCTGGAGTGGGCACGGAGCCTGACCGACGCCGTCGCCCACGTGAACCTGCACAAGGGCGACGTCCAGGTCGGTGTCGACGGGGGCCTGTTCGACGGCACGCCCGTGCGGCTGGCCTGCATTCCGGACGAGGTCGAGCACCCACTGCTCGGCGCAGCAAAACGGCTCACCGAGCCGATCTCGATCGCCCAGCTCGCCGAGATCGTCGAGGCCGAGCTCGCCGCACAGGCGGAGAGGCGGCCGGCATGAACAGCTACAGCCTGTCCGGGCGGCTGCCCACCGGCGACGCGGACGGCCTGGTCGACATCGCCCGCGCGGTGCTCGACAACCCCGAAGGCGTGCACGTCGTGGTCGCGCTGGTCGACTGCGACGAGATCCGCACGAAGGTCGGCACGGGCGAGGTCGTGGCGAAGCTGCGCGTTCGCGCGATCGAGGGCTTTCTCGGGCACACCGCGGACGCGGCCGCGGCGCGTCGGCTGTGGCGCCGCGGCTGGGAGCGCCGCACTGGGCAGGTCGAGCTGCCGTTCGAGCTCGAGCTCGAGAACTCGGCGGAGCCGCCGAACATCCTGCGCGACGGCGCCGGCCTGCACGTCGCCCCGTCCGAGGACGAGCCCGACGACGACCCGACCGACGACGAGCACACCGGCTCCTTCGACGACCCCGGTGTCGTCGACTGGGACGACACGTCCGACCCGGAGCCCGCGGCCGCCGCGGATCTGGACCCGGCGCTGCTGCGTCACGCTGCCGAGCTCGTCGTGACCTCGCAGTTCGGCTCCATGTCGATGGTGCAGCGCAAGCTGCGCATCGGCCACGCGAAGGCCATCCAGCTCATGCGCCAGCTCGAGCACGCAGGCGTCGTCGGCCCGCTCGCCGGCCCGGGTGTCGCCCGCGACGTGCTCGTCACCGTCGAGGGCCTCCCCGAGGTGCTGCGCGTCATCGACCCCGAAGGAGATCAGTCGTGACGTTCGCGGGCCTCACCTTCGCCGTCGACGAGGCTGCCGGCATCCGCGTGCCGCCCGCGCTCGCCGAGGTGATGACCTGGGGCGCGCTCGTGCTCGGCACGCTGCAGGCCCTCGCCCTCGACGACCCGTGGTGGACCGTGGCCGCGCTGTGCGCGCGGCTCGGGCTACGTGAGGCGAGGACCGGTGCGCCATGACGGCCACGCTGAACGGGCACGCGCTGCCGGACCCGGCGACCGTGCTCAAGCGCGTGGACGACCGGCTCGCCCGCAAGGCCGGCGACGACCCGCTCCCCGCCGAGACCATCGACGCGTTCGCCGACGCGGTGCGCACGCAGATCGTTGAGCCGCTCACCGCGAACCCGCCCGACGCGGCCGAGCTCGCGCAGCTGCGGGCCGACCTCCAGTGCGCCAACGACATCGTCGCCGAGCTGCGCAAGCAGCCGTTCCCGTGGGCCGACCCGGGACCCGAGCAGGCGCCCGACCACGCGCCGGACGAGCCGCAGCCGTGGGGCGAGCTGTTCGCCCGCATCCGTCGCGAGCTCGCCCTCGCGTGGGCCGACGACAGGAAGGGTGCGAGATGAACACGCCGACATCGGCCGAGCTGGCGCCGTTCCGCGACACCTGCAAGTCCTGCCGCGCTCACATTCTGTGGGCCACCACCGAAGACGGCGAGCGCATGCCCGTCGACCTCAAGCCCAGCAGCAACGGCAACGTCATGATCGCCGTGCAGGGCGGCCGACTCATGGCCGGCGTCCTCGGCCGCGCCCCCGCCGCCCGCAAGCGGCTACTCGGCGTCCTGCTGCACGTCGCCCACTTCGCCACCTGCCCGAAGGCGAATCAGCACCGAAGGGGGAAGCACTGATGCCCGACCTCGTCGACGGGCTGGCGATCCGCAAGCGGCTCGGCCGTAAGCAGTGGAGCCTGCCACGCCCGCTGGGGCCGGACGGCTTCTCCTACATCGCGCACAACGGAGACGGCCGCCCGGTCGGGATCGTGATCGTGACGGGCTGGTACGAGGACGACGACCGCGACGAGCGTGGCGCGCCGATCCCCTGGATCCACGCCTCGATGCAGCGACCCGACGGTGTGCCCAGCTACGAGGACCTCACGCTGCTGCACGCGGCGGTGTGGCCGGACGGCCACGCCTACCAGTGCTTCGTGCCGCCCGACGATCACATCAACGCTCACGAGCGCGTGCTGCACTTGTGGGGCCGCGCGGACGGCACGCGGCTGCTGCCCGACTTCGGCAAGTACGGGACGATCTGATGTTCTCGTGGCGTATCGAGCCGCTGCGCGAGTGGCCGTGGCAGGTGACCAAGCCGCGGCTGTCCTCGGTTCGGTTCCGGTCGAGCTGGCCAGACACGCTGGCGCTGCTCGAGCGGGAGCTCAAGCACCTCGGCGTGATCGGCGCCGTGGTGGTCCGCGCGTGCGTCGACGCCGGCGACATCCGGCGGGACGGGATGCTGCGCGCCAGTGCCCGGCCGAGTCAGCCGGGCGTGGCGCTCACCTTCACGTGCCGGCACGGTGAACTGACCTACGCCTGCGACACCTACGAGGGCAGCGCCGGCCACCATGCGGTGACGCCCGGTTGGCAGGCCAACGTGCGCGCGATCGCGCTGTCACTGGAGGCGCTGCGGGCGGTCGACCGGCACGGCGTCGCCGGCCGCGGCGAGCAGTACGCCGGCTGGCGCGCCATCGAGGCCGCGGCACCCGACTCGTTCGCCACCCGCGACGAGGCGCTGCGGTGGCTGCAGGCCTTCACCGACATGACCGAGCTGTCCGACGTGACCACCCTGCTCCGCCTGGCGTCGCTGCGCGCGCATCCGGACCGCGGTGGCGACCCGGCGGACTGGCGACGCGTCGATGCCGCGCGGCAGCTGCTCAAGCCTCGGGAGCCATCCCGTGTGTGAAAGATCAAATCGTCCATTGAGGACACGACCCAGGGAGCAGGAGACCGACCGATGCGACTAACCCGACAGGGGATCAAGGAGGGCGGCGCGCTCGCCGTCGGCGGGGTCGCGCTCGCCGCCGTCGCGCTGATCGTGGCCGCGGCGATCGCCGCGATGGCGATCTTTGGCTGGGGCTGGTTCAAGCGCAGCACGGCGGAGTTCCGCGGCACCACCGAGCAGCGCGAGCGGACCGTCGCTGACCCGGACTACCGCATCACTGCCTACGACCGGTTCTTCGACCTGTGCGCCGCGGTGCAGAGCAAGGAGGCCACGCTCGCGGCGCTGCAGGACGAGCTCGGCACCGAGCCGCCCACGACCCGGGTCACGCAGATCCGGGCCAACCTCACGGCGGTGACCGCGGCCCGAGCGGCGGACATCAACCAGTACAACGCCGACGCCGAGAAGGCCGGCACGGCCGGTCAGTTCCGCGCCTCGAACCTGCCCTACCGCCTCGACATCAACGACAAGGAGACGCAGTGCACCGCGTGAAACGGATCCTCGCCGCACTCGCGGCCCTCGCCACGCTGTTCGCCCTCGCCGCATGCGAGGACCAGCCGAGCTCGCAGCAGCAGGAGACCAACCGCCAGCAGTCGAGCTATGACCGGCTGACCGCGGGGCAGCCCGCCAAGACCATGAGCTACAGCCCCACGCGGGAGACGATCAACTTCTGGATCGACACATGGGACGAGCCGAACAAGCTGTCCTATGTGTACCTGCAGGCGTCGAACGGGCAGCTGGTCGGCTACTTCATCTTCAAGGGCCTGCCGGTCTCCTACTGCGCATCACTGACCCCGAACTACCGGATCCGCGACGGCGACAGCACCGACGGAGATCTCGTGCTGCCCGCGCCGGCGATGGACGGTGTCTACTACGGCGGCAGTGGGTCGTGCAGCACCTACTACGGCCGCGACGCCACGACCGACTCCTACCTCGAGTACACCGTCGGCACCGGCATCTCGGCGCTCATCTACGAGCAGCCGTTGCCACGCCAGGACGTCGAGCCGCTCGGCTTCACGAAGGTCGAGGACGTGAAATGACGGGCCCCGAGCACTACCGCGAAGCCGAGAAGCTGCTCGCTCTCGCGCGCGAAGGCGGCCGACCAGAGCAGGTCATGGCGGAGGCCGCCGTCGCGCAGGTGCACGCCACGCTCGCGCAAGCCGCAGCATGCGCGCTGCCGGTACTCGACCGGTACTACGAGATGTCCGACGAGGCGCAGCTGTGGGCCGAGGCCACCACGGACGCGTTCGAGCCTCCCGACGACGAGCAGCCCGCGCCGGCCGCGGACGTATCACCGGCTGGTGGTCGATGACCACACCGGACTGCGGCTCGATGCCCGTGTTCGCCGCATGGCGGCGTGATCTCGGCAGCGAGCCGTCTCCGGACCTCTTGCACGCCTGTTCACAAGCACCGGCCGCGCCCTCCTTCCCCGGGGCGCGGCCGGCCCGCGTCCACAGAAGGGAGGCCGAGCATGACGGGCGAGGACAAGCCGCAGGGCTGGCAGGGCTACCGCTGGCCGGACTGGGTGCCGCACGGCGTACGCCGGGAGGTCGAGCGGCTATGGCGCACCCCGGGCGACTGGATGGCCGATGCCGCGGTCGTCGGGGCGCCGGAGCTGGGCACCGTGATCCCGCGGCCGCCGGGCCACGATCCCGACCCGGGCCGCTTCTGCCACTACGGCGGCCGCATCGGCCGTCTCGTGGCCGAGAGCGGGTTCGTCTCGGTGTCCTACGTGATGTTGTCCGGCGAGGTCCGCTGGCTGATGTCGCTGGGCGCGATGCAGTGATGAACACACCGTCGACAAGCACGATGCGGGGGGTGGCCGATGTGCGGCCAACGAGAGGCCAAGGACGACGCGACGTTACGGGCGGTGGCCTGAGATGCCGTTCGCGCTGTTCTCCGACACCCTCGGCCGCGACCCGCGCTGGTTCGCCCTCGCCGGCGACAGGCCCGTGCTGCGCGACCGCCTGCAGGCCGCCTACATGCGACTGAAACTCGAGTCCGCGAGCCACCTGCACGACGGGTACCTCACCCGGCGGCAGGCGCTCAACCTGTGTGACGCCAAGCTCCTCGACCTGCTGTGCACGCCGGTGCTGGGTGAGAAGCCGTTCCTGCACCGCGAGGGCGACACCTGCGACGAGCGCAACTGTCTCGACGACTCCGGCCCGTGGGTCGAGGGCTTCGACTACCGCGTGTGCGGGTTCATCAAGCGCAACCCGACCCGGGCTGAGTACAACCGCAATCAGGCCCAGAAGGCCGACAGCCGCGATGGCAGGCTCCGCGCGGCGGTCTACGACCGCGACGGCGGCTGCTGCCGCTACTGCGGCTCTGGGCCGCTGCGCAAGAAGGGCATGGGCCGCGCCAAGGACCGGCGCCGCGCGCTGCAGTACGACCACGTCGACCCGGACAAGGCCGCCGGCGCGGACGGCGCCAACTACGTCGTGGCGTGCGCGCGCTGCAACGAGGCCAAGGGACACCGCACGCCCGACGAGGCCGGGATGCGGCTGCTGTCCCCGCCCACCGACGAGCAGCGCGCCGCCTGGCAGCAGCGCGGCGAGGCCCTGTTCGACCTGCCCGACGAGCCGAGCGACAACGACAACGACAACGCACACGACAACGCACCGGACAACCAACACGACAACGCACACGACTACGAACGAGCGTTGTCGCCCGCAACGGGCCCCGACAACGAATCCGCAGGTGACGTACGCGTTGAAACGGCGGCACAACCACAACGACAAGCCGCAACGATGTCGCCGGAAGGGTCCGGGTCGGGTCGGGTCGGGCAGCGCGATCGTGATGCCCTTCCCCGCTCATCTCGACAGCCAGCTCGCCGCCCAGACGCGCCGGACATCTACCACCGCCGATCACGTGACCCCGCGCCCGACTTCACCGAGCTCGCCGAGGACCAGGAGCAGCGCTGTGTGCACGGGCAGCCGCTCGACGACGACTGCGAGCTGTGCCTGCACGCCCAGGCCGACCGGGGTGAGCCACCGTGACCCGGCGCAAGACGCCCGGCAGCCGCGACGGCCTGTTCTGGAACGGGCCCGCCGAGCAGGACGCGCCGGAGGTGCGCCCGAACCCGCGCCCGAGGCCGTGCCCGGCCTGCCGGGCCGTGCCGTTCGAGCCGTGCACCCGCCCCGGCCGCCGCGGCCGCCGCGTGCGCATGGGCGGCTACCACCCCAGCCGCTACGACGCCCCCGACGAACCACCACCCACCGAGGAGAGGACATGACCACCCCCGAGCCCCGGATATGCGAGCGGCCCGGCTGCGATGTGCCGGTGCTGCCGTGGCTGAGCAAGGAGTACTGCTCGGTGCGCTGCCAAACGATGAACACGCAGCTGGGTCGCAGGCTCGCGTCGACCGGCGTGGACCAGGACGCGTCGGCGCAGCTGCGCCGTGTCGTGTTCCTGTCGAACCACGGCGAGACGGACCTGACCGAGCACGTGGCCGCGGTGAAGCTCGACGCCGACTCACCGCGCGTGTTTACCGCCGAGCAGGAGCCCCCGGCCGACGTGCACCGGGTGCGCGACGAGCGGTCCGGCGACGAGGCCGCCAGGCTCGACGACCGCTGGGTGTGGGTGCGGCTCAATGGCCGCGACCTGCCGAACGCGAGGGCCCGCTACTCGTGGAAGTCGCTGTGCGCCCAGGCCGACGCCCGGCTGGTCGAGGTGCCGGTCGACGTGCACGTGGCCGTCGTCGGTCGCACGGTCGGCTTCGACGAACCCGCTCGGCCCGGTTGGCTGCGTCGCCTGATCGAAAGGCTCCTCGGATGACAGCGACCAGGAAAGTCCCGTAGTCGATCATGGCCATGCGTCGAAAGGGGGTGGTGGCAGTGCTGAGCCAGACGTGCACGGCGGCCGGATGCGACCGGCCCACGCAGACCAACCTGTGCCCCGACTGCACGGACCGGCTGCGGGACGACCTGCGCGCGCTCGGTGCCGGCGGCATGCTGCGCGTGCGCGTGCACCGGGACCGGGTCGCGACGAGGGACCAGCTGGCCGCGGCCCGCCCGGTCCTGGCCGAGCTCGAGCGACGCCAGGCCGCAGGCGAGCCGGTCGACGAGGCCGAGTTGACCTGGCTGCGGGAGCGGGTCGCGACGCTGCGCGCATCGGGTCAGGAACGGGCGGTGGCGTATTACCACCGCAGTCTGTGCGCCGAGCTCGACCTGACGATCGCCCGGCAACAGAAGTTCGGCGTGGCGGGCGCCGGCGGCGGCGCGCGGCCGACGTCGAGCCCGGTGCCGTTCAACCGGCGCGCGGCCGAGCTCGCGGCCGAGCTGCGGAACACGATCTCGACCTGGGCGCGCGACCTCGCCGAGACGTACCCGCACCTCAACCCGAGGTATCGGTCGGTGGCTAGCGCCGCGGACTGGATGGCCACCGTGCCGGGCCTGCTCGCCGAGCATCCCGCCGCTGGCGAGATGCACCGCGACATCACCGGGCTCGTCGAGCGGGTCCGGCGCGTCATCGACCGGCCCGCCGACAAGGTGTACCTCGGCCAGTGCGGGGCCGAGCTCGGCGACGGCGCGGTGTGCGAGGCCGACATCTACGCACCGCCGGGCCGCGCGGTCGTGCAGTGCCCGGCGTGCAAGGCGGCCTGGGAGCTGACCGCCCGGCAGGACTACCTGCTCAAGGCGGTCGAGGACCAGCTCGCCACCGCGGTCGAGGCCTCCCGCGCACTGTCGCGCCTCGACCGGCCGGTCACCGCCGCGATGATCCGCGGCTACGCTCACCGCGGCCGCCTCACCCAGCACCCGCCGCACCCGCACGACCCGTACCGGTACCCGCGCTACCGCATCGGCGACGTCATGGACATCCTGCGTGAACTCGAACAGGAGGAAGCATCGTGACCGACAACGAGCTGTTCGTAATCGTGCGGCGCGCGCCGCACACCGACACCGTCGAGCTGCTCGCCGCGTTCCCCGACCAGGGCACGGCGGGCGCGGCCGCCGACGAGCTCGGGCCCGGCCACTCCGTCCTGCCGGTACGCATGGCGCCGGCGGGCCCGGTCCTCGTCGTGCACGTGTGGCATTGCCAAGTCGTGGTCACGGTGGGGCAGGGCTGGGAGCTGCGCGAGCCCGCGCGGCTGGGCGGCGCCTCGCGCATCGTGCTGGACGCCGACGATTGGCCGAAGGAACGCGTGCACGTCGACGAGCAGGCCGGCGACCTCGAGGCCGCCGTGCACGGCCAGCAGGTCCGCTACGTCAACGCCTACGCGCCCAGCGCCGCCCGTGCTCGCGAGCTCGCCGAGTCCGAGGCCCGCCGAATCGCTGAGGCGTAGCCGCACCGTGTGACGCGGACCACGATATGTCCACTTGCGATAGTGTCATGAAACAGGACATAATAGAGGAGTCCCGAACGGGGCAGCCCCCGAAACCAGGGTGCTAGCACCACCCTCGGGGGAAAACTACAGAGTGGAAGGAACTCCGGATGGACGAGAAGTTCTCCGATGACCGGTTCTACGGGGTCCGCTATCACGAGAGTGCTGGCGAGGACCTCTACCGGGTGGCCGGACGGATCCTCTCGGATCTCAAGGTCGACCAGGCCGAGGGCCGGATGCCGTCGACAGTGATCCTCGTGGTCACCGTCACCAAGCGGCTCATCACCGTCCAGGCGCACATCCAGGACCCCGCCGAGTTCGAGCAGTGGAAGCGCGAGTCGATCAGGGCTCGCGCGGTCCAGGTCTCGGACCGCTACAACTGGCGGGGCGTGAACAACCGGGCTGACACGCGGTTCGACTTCGCGTGCTCGATCCGCGTTGTGAGGGGTCGCCTCGACGCCGAGCACCTCGGCTCGATCATCGGGTAACTGAACCGGGGCGGCGGCCGCCAGCCGCCGCCCCGGCGCTCACCCGGAGTCCTCCACCCTGTAGGCGCGAAACGGCCCCGGCGGCACTAGCACTGCCGGCCGGGGCCGTGGAAGAAACTCCGCCGACAAGGATAGCCCAGAGGTCGCCATGCCACGCAAGCCCACACCACCCCCGCCCGAGCTCGAGCACGTGCGCGAGCTCACCGCCGAGATCGAGCGCCTGCAGGCCGTGCGCGGCCGCGCGATGGTCGCCGCGAAGCTGGCCGGCGCGACCGGCGACCAGCTCGCCGAGGCCGCCAAGCTCGGCTCACGGAACAAGGTCTACGACGCGCTGCGCGACGCAGGTCACGACACGGGGAAGTGGCGCGATCCGCCGCCCCCCTGACCTGCGTATAACGCCCTATACATGGTGGCAGGGTGGTGCGCGCGACACGCCGCGACGCTCGATCGTGTTTGCTCCTGACCAGCGCGAACGCGTACCTTATTCATCGTTGGGTGATCTGTCCTCGTCGGACGACAGCAACGAACCCCCGCGAACCCCCCTGGTCGCGGGGGTTTGTGCTACCCGAAGGAGTTGAGCTGGCGATGATGGACGTCTCGGACCGGCACCCGTCGACGGCGGGCATCGCCCGGTTCTTCGCCTACGAGCACCTGTCCCGCGAGGACATGCGCGCGATCTCGAGGCAGTGTCACGACCTGGCGGAGTCGATGATCCGCGCGCTGCCGGACGGGCCCGAACTGACGGCTGGCCTGCGCAAGCTGCTCGAGGCGAAGGACTGCCTCGTGCGTGCCGCCCTGTAGGACCGACCCCACCCCCTTGCCCGTGGGTCAACGCCCCTGCCTGGACAACTGCGGTCGGCTGGTGCATGGCACGCGCTGCGAGGTGTGCCGACGTCGGCGCAACCAGCAGCGAGAGCGTGGGCGGGTGCGGCCTACCACCGCCCAGCGTGGGTACGACAGCAGGTGGCGAGCGCTGGTCGCCGAGGCGATCGAGCTGCAGCGCGCGGCCAGCGGGTACGCATGGTGCGTGGACTGCGGGCATACGGGCGACGCGGACAACCCGCTGACTGGTGATCACCTCCACTGGCCAGCGGTCACAGTGCGTGACGTCGAGGTGGTGTGTCGTCGGTGCAACTCGATGCGCGGCGCGCGACGGAAGCTCGAGCAAGGATGAACGCGCAGTGATCACGACGCTGAGTGCTCGGCAGTAGGGCGGACGGTGACGAATTGCCTGGTGTGACGGGGTGTCACGGGGGATAGGGGCCTCAAGATCACGCCGTTCCTGGGCCTTCGTGACCCCCATATGCAGGTGCCCCAACCTCTGTACGGGTCTGGGAACTCAAAACGCGTGAACCAGCAAGATTGTCACTTTGTGTAGTCACGGGAGGTGAGCCGGATGGCCGGTATGGGCCCGCCCCCGCAGCAGCACCGCCGCCGGCGCAACGCCACCGTGGCGATGACCAAGCTGCCGGCCGAGGGGCGGCAGAAGACGGCGCCGCGGTGGCCGCTCGGCGAGGACATCGAGACCCGCGCGCGGCTGACCGTGGCCCGCCGCAAGGTGGCCGACCTCGAGGAGCGCCAGGCCGCGGGCGAGCCGATCAACGAGGCCGCGCTGACCCGGCTGCAGGAGCGCGTCGAGGTCCTCGAGGAGATCGTGGCCACGCAGACCGACGCCGAGAAGCGCATGTGGCGCGAGCTGTGGAAGACCCCGCAGGCGGTCGCGTGGGCGCGGCTGCGCTGGTACCGCGAGGTCGCCCAGTACGTGCGGTGGAAGTTCCACGCCGAGAACGGCAACCTTAAGGCCGGCGCCGAGGCGCGCCAGCTCGGCGACCGGCTCGGCCTGACGCCGCTGGCGATGCTGCGGCTGCGCTGGGAGGTCGCCGGCGACGAGCTCGACGACAAGCGGAAGGAGAACACGACGCCGCCGCCGGCGCCGCAGCGGCCGGACCTGAAGGCGGTCGACCCGGGTGCCGTGGCGGGGTCCTAGCGAGCCGGGCGAGTTCCCGACACTCGGCTGGCAGGTGGGGCAGTGGATCGAGGCCCACATCGTCATCCCGGACGGCCCGCAGCGCGGCAAGCCCTACCTGCTCACCCGGGAGATGTGGCGGCACCTGCTGTGGGTGTACCGCCTGCGCCCGGACGCCGAGGTGCACCCGGTCTACCCGAAGCCGCGCGACGGGCTGGTCTACTTCGGATCGCAGCTGCGGCGGCCACAGAAGTGGGGCAAGGACCCGCTGCTCGCCGCGCGCTGTTCGGCGCACGCGTTCGGGCCCGTGCAGTTCGACGGCTGGGACGCCTACGGTGAGCCGGTCGGCCGCCCGGTCGATACGCCGTGGATCCAGCTCGCCGCGACCAGCGAGGACCAGACCGACAACACCTTCCGGCCGCTGTACCGGATGCTCTCGGAAGGCCCGCTCGCGGACACGCCTGGTCTGGACATCGGCGAGACGGCGATCAAGCTGCCCAACGGGGACGGGTGGATCGAGCCGGTCACCGCGGCCGCCCGGTCGCGGCTGGGTAACCCGATCACCTTCGCCGGATTCACCGAGACGCACCTGATGTGCGAGTCCGACGGCGGCCTGGCGATGGTGCGCGCGATGAAGCGCAACCTCACCGGCATCGGCGGCACCTGGGGCGAGGCCACCAACGCCTGGGACCCGAGCGAGCTCTCGGCGGCACAGTGGACCGCCGAAGGCAACAACCCGGGCGTGTTCCTCGACCACGCCGCGCCGGACGTGCCGAAGGTGGATCTCGACGACGAGCACGCGGTGCGGGAGCGCATCCGGGTCAAGTACGGCGACTCGCTACGGTCCCGCGGCGGCTGGGTGGTCGAGGACGACATCTACGCCGACACCCAAGCCGTCGAGGTCGGCGAGGGCGAGATCCGCCGCTACTACATGGACGAGGTCACCGTCGGCGAGAAGGACGCCGTCGACCCGGCCCGCTGGGACGCCCAAGCCCGCACCGACCCCGAGGAGCAGCTGCGGCCCGGCGAGGCGGTCGCCCTGGGCTTCGACGGCTCCCGCTCGCGCGACGGCACGGTGCTCTACGCCTGCCGGCTGTCCGATGGGCGGATCTTCGAGCTCGGCGTGTGGTGGCCGGCCTACGACGAGCTCTCCGGTGAGTGGAAGATCGACCGGCTCGAGGTCGACGCCACGGTCACCGCGGCGTTCGAGGCCTACGAGGCCTGGTACCTCTTCGGCGACCCGTACAAGTGGCAGGACTACATGGACATCTGGGCGGGCCGCTGGCCCAACCGGGTCGTGGAGTTCCCGACCAACGTCGACAAGCGGATGGACGAGGCGCTCGAGCGGTTCCTGACCGCGCTGCGGGACCGGACGCTGACCCACGACGGCAGCGCCACATTGACCGAGCACGCGAAGAACTCGGCGCTGGCCAAGGGCAAGCGCAAGCCGCCGCGCGAGGACGGCTCCCGCGAGCTGACCGAGTTCTACATGCGCGTGGTGCGCAAGAAGGCGGGGAAGTTCATCGACGGATTCGTCGGCGCCGTGCTGGCCTACGCAGCCCGCGGGAAGGCGATCGAGGACGGGGCACTGAGTCAGGAGTCCCACGACATCGAAGGGTCGTTGATGGCATGACGAGCATGGTCGCGACGGTGGACCGGATCCAGGCCAAGGCCACCGAGTTCCGGCCGACGAAGGCACTGCTGACGCTGCTGGCGGCCCCGCTGTTCGTGCTGGGTTTCCTGGCCTACACGGTGTACCGGGTGGCGCGGCTGATCGTGTCGTGGCTGTGGGCGGCCACGATCGTGGGATGGGAGGCCGCGGCCGAGGCGCGGCCTGAGCGGAGCCCGTGATGGACCTGCTCGGCCGCATCGACGCGGTGCGCCGCCGCAACACCGAGCTGGCCTATCCGGTCGGCCCGGTGGTCGTCGAGGCCTTCGACAAGGCCTACGGCCACCGCGACGAGCAATTCTCCCCGGAGAGCTATGGCGACTACCTCGTCACCAGCAACGAGGTGTTCTCCGCCGCAATGCTGCGCTCCCGCCTGGTCGGCACGGTGCCGATCCGCTCCTACCGCGGCCGCGACCAGGACAAGCGGGAACTGCCCGACTCGCGGCCGGCGCGGCTGCTCCGCCACGTGAACCCGTTCTGGACACAAGCGCGCCTGGCGCGCATGGACGAGCTGTGCGCCTGCCTGTGGGGCCAGTCGGTGTGGGCGGTGGAGAAGGACGAGCTCGGTATCCCGCGCGAGATCTGGTGGCTCAAGCCCTCGCGGGTGCTGCCCGTGCCCGACGAGGAGAACTACCTCGCCGGGTACAAGTACGAGTCCAATGTCGACGGGCGAGTGCTGGAGTTCGACGCCGACGAGATCGTGTGGTTCCGCTACCCGAACCCGCTCGACGAATACTCGGCGCTCTCGCCGATCTCGGCGGCGCGGCTGGCCGCCGACACCGGCTCGGCGATGATGAAGGCCAACCGCAACCTGCACGACAAGGGCCTGCAGATCGCGGGCATGGTGATGCCCAAGGCGCACGGGCCCGGCCAGGTGGCCCGGTTCACCCAGCCGCAGGCCGACGAGCTGCAGGAGCGGCTGGAGAAGCGATTCTCCGGCGCGGACAAGGCGCACCGCTGGGCGGTGCTGCGCTACGAGGCAGAGTTCAAGCCGGTCAACGTCACCCCCAAGGACGCCGAGTTCATCAACGGCCTGCAGCTGTCCCTGCGGCAGGTGTGCAACGCCTACGGCATCCCGGCGCCGCTGCTCAACGACCTCGAGCACGCCACGCTCGCCAACATCCGCGAGTTCCAGAAGGGCCTGTGGGAGCACGCCCTCGTGCCCGACCTGGAGCTACGCGGGCAGGAGATCGAGGAGCAGTTCCTGCCGATGTTCGGCCGCGCCCGCGGCCGGACGATGCCCGACCATGTCGAGCACGACTTCTCCGGAGTGGCCGCGCTGCAGGAGTCGCAGTCGGCGGTCTGGGACCGCGAGCGGCAGGCCATCGAGGTCGGCGCGCTCACGATCAACGAGTGGCGCCAGCGCCGCGGCATGCCGCCGGTGCCGTGGGGCGACGTCTGGTGGGGCCCGGTCAACAAGGCCGCCGTCGAGGACGAGAACAGCACGCCGAACGACAACCCCGACACGCCCAACCGGCAGGCATGGCACGAGCAACAGCAGCTCACGCGCGGATTCAACGACGTGCTGGCCGCACTGGAGTGGGACTTCGCCGGCGTGAATGGACACGGAGGGCTCTGATGACGACGACACTGGCGTACGGGCGCGCGCAGCTCGACCGCGCCGCGCTGGCCGACGACGGGCCGCTGACTTTCGTCGCGTCCAGCGACGGCCTCAACCGCTACGGCTACGCCCTTCGCACTGACGGCTGGCGCCTGGACGCCTACAACGCCAATCCGGTCGTGCTGTGGATGCACAACAGCTTTCGGCCGCCGATTGGGCAGGGCCGGGCGCTGAACAAGGACGCCCACATCGTTCTCGACGCCGTCGAGTTCGACCGCGACGACGAGCTCGCGCGCATGGTCGAGTCGAAGTACCGCCGCGGCTTCCTCAACGCCGTCTCGGTCGGCTTCCACTTCGTCCAGGAAGATGGCGCGCCAGTGGACACGTGGCGCATGAAGTCGGAAGAAATCCGCGACGAGCTGTTCTACGACCTGGTCGAGGTCTCGGCCGTCACGACGCCGGCGGATCCGCGGGCGCTGCGGCAGCAATCCCGGCTGGCCCTTGCTGGCCTCGGCAAGGAGCTCGTCGAGCTGTTCGACGAGCAGGAACAGGGCGCAGCCACGGCCGAGGAAATCCGCACCGCGGTGCGCGCCGAGCTGGCGCATCTGGGGATCGACCTGGCTGCGCTCACAAAGAAGGAAGACCCGGAAGACGACGCCCCCGCGGGCATCGATCAGGAAGCTGCAGGGGCCGTCCTGGCAGCGTTTTCTCACGAGGGAAGGAACCTCTAGTGCCTGAGATCACTCTCGAGGAGCTGGCCAAGGACATCCGGCAGCGCCTCGACTCCGTCGACGAGAAGGTGTCCGAGGCCACTTCGGACGTCAAGCTGACCGAGCTGGTCAAGTCCATCCTGCCGACGCTGGCCGAGGACCCCGAGTTCGCGCGCAAGCTCAAGTTCGGCCGCGACCCGGGCGAGGACAAGGAGCTGGTCGGCACCAAGTACGCCCGCTGGGGCCTGTCGCTGGCCGATGTGGAGTTCCTGCACGACATCCAGGCCGGTCTGCGTGGGCAGAAGAAGGTCAACGACACCGGCGTGTACGAGGGGCCCTCGGAGTCGCTGGCCAAGACGTTCGAGGCCATCTCCGACGCGGTCTACCTGCCGATGGACAAGGTGCGCGAACTCGACCGCAAGGCCATCGACGACCTGTTTCCGCGGATCCCGCTCTCGGAGTTCCACGGCAAGGACGCCGAGCTGGCGGCGAAGGGCAAGTACGAGCTCACCGGCGCCTACAAGCGGGCGATGCTGGCGATGGACACCGCCGAGTCCGGGTTCGGCCAGCAGCTCATCGGCGCCCAGTACGTCGGCGAGCTGTGGGAGGCGCCGCGCAAGCTGGGCCGGATCTTCCCGCTGATCGACTCGTTCGAGATGACCGACCCGACGGCTTACCTGCCGGTCGAGGTGGACATCCCGGAGATGCTGTTCGTCACCGAGTCCACCTCGAGCAGCGCCAGCAACTACGCGACCAGCAAGACCGGCAGCCAGCGGGTGCAGGTGGACGCGAAGAAGTTCGTGATCCACCAGATGTGGTCCGGGGAGATGGAGGAAGACTCGATCATCCCCTACATCCCGTTCCTGCGTCGGCAGGCGGCACTGTCGGTGGCGCACTACTCCGACAGCGTGGTCCTCAACGGGGACACCACCAACGCCGCCACGGGCAACATCAACCTCGACGACGCCGACCCCGCCGACACCAAGCACTATCTCGCGTTCGACGGGATCCGGCACGCCGGCCTGGTCGACAACACCGGCAACTCCAAGGACTCCGCCGGCGCGATCACGCTGGCGCTGCTCAACGCCCAGCGGGGCCGGATGCTCGACCTGACCCGGCTGGTCGACTGGGGCCACCCGATCGACCCGATGGACCTGGTCCGCATCGCCGACCCGGAGACCGCCGACGCGATCTCGATGATCGACGAGGTGCTCACCGTCGACAAGTACGGCCAGGGCGCCACGATCCTCAACGGCGAGCTCGCCCGCGTGCAGGGCAGCCCGCTCGTGTCGAGCATCGCGATGTCCAAGACCGAGGCCGACGGCAAGGTCTCCACCACGGCGGCGAACAACACCAAGGGCCAGGTGGCCGCGTTCAACCGGCGCGGCTACAAGGTCGGCTGGCGGCGCCGCGTGCGGGTCGAGACCGAGCGCCTGCCGGCGACCGACCAGACCCGCATCGTCTACAGCCTGCGGCTGGGCATGGGCCGGTTCACGCCGACCGGCGCCGCGGCGGGCATCGAGTCCTCGGACGTGCTCTACAACATCTCGCTCTGACCAGCACCGGGTACCAGCGAGGGGCCGTGGCGACACGGCCCCTCGCGCCTTCCAGGGAGGAGACCCTCATGCCGAGGGAACGCATCGCAACCTGGCCCACCGGGCGCGCCTCCCGGTTCTCGGCCAAGACCGCGGAGACGCTCGCCGCGGCCCGCACGATCACGATCGAGGAGGTCGAGCGCTACAACGCCTTCGCCTTTGACCCGGGCGGCGCCGCCCGCACGGTTACGCTGCCCGCCGAGTCGGCGTGTGAGGGCGTGTACCTGTTCATCGCCAACACCGCCGACGCCGCCGAGGTCCTCACCGTCCAGGACGACGGCGCCAGCACGATCGTCACGCCCACGCAGGCCGAGGCGGCGTTCGTGTGGTGCGACGGCGTGCGCTGGTACGGCATGGTCGGAGCCTCGTCCTGATGGCCGAGCTGCTGCAGGGCGGCCTCGAGGTGCGTCGCCATGCCGACGGGCTCGTCGAGATCCTTCGGGCGCCCGAGATCGCCTACGTGGCACTGGAATTCCTGCTCGCGGCCGACCCTGCGGTGGTGACCGCCCACGGCGGCCGCGAGCTCACCTTCGCCGGGCAGGTCACCTACCGGGTAACCGGCTGGGACGACCTGCAGGCGTGCCTGATCCTGCAGAAGACAGGAGGCCACTGATGCCCCGCTACGCCGTCCAGCACCGCTACCTCGCGGTCGACAACGGCCAGCAGATCGGCCCGTTCGAGTCGGGCACCGCGGTCGAGCTCGAGCTCGACCGCGCCGAATGGGTTAACCGCGACTCCCCCGGCGCGCTGCTCCTGCTCGGCGGCGTAGTCGCCAGTTCGCTCGATGCCGAGCCTGAGCCGGCCGCTGCGGGCTCCAACGGCGACAGTGAGGGTGGCGGGGACCAGGACCCCGCTGGCGACGTCTCGGACGCGCAGGGGGCGGCCGAGAGCGAGCACGCAGCCGCGACGGAGGCCGCTCCGGAGCCGGAGCCGGCCGAGCCTGCAGACGAGCCTGAGCCGTCGGCGCCGAAGCCGCGGCGTGCACGGAGGGCGGCACGGTGAGGTCCTCGCAGATCCTCGAGGTCACGGCGACCGGGGACGTCACCACGCGTGATTCCTATCTGCGCACGGTGGTGCTGACCGGCGGCTCGGCGGCGTCGACGCTGACGGTGAAGGCCGGCGGCTCGGGTGGCACGACGGTGCTCACCCTCAAGGCCGCGATCGACACCACGGTGTCGGCCGAGCTGGCGGACGCGTTCTGCGGTGGCGGCATCCACGCCACGCTGGCCGGCACGGGCGCAGTGGCGTCGTTCGTGTACGCGTGAGGTGAGCCGTGGCCCTCGGCGCTCCCTACATCACGACGGCGGTCTTCAAGTCGCAGTACCTCAAGCTGGACACCGCGAGCGACGACGACGAGATCGACGATGTGCTCGACGAGGTGTCCGAAGAGATCGAATCGCACACGGGTCGGCAGTTCAACGATGCCGGTTCGGCCACGCTGCGGAGGTTCTACCGCGAGGACGCCGAGCTGGTGTACGTGGACGACTTCCACACCACGGCCGGGCTGGTGATCGCCACGGACGAGGACGATGACGGCGTGGCCGAGACCACGTGGTCGGCCTCGGACTACCAGCTCGAGCCGCTCAACGGCGTCGTCGAGGGCCAGCCGGGCTGGCCGTTCTGGACGATCCGCGCGGTCGGCGACAAGCGGTTCCCGCTCGCCCGGCGCGCCACCGTGCACGTGACCGCCCAGTGGGGCTGGGCGGCCGTGCCGCCGCGGGTCGTGCAGGCCTGCAAGATCCTCGCGGCGGAGACGCTCAAGCTGCGCGACGCGCCGCTGGGCGTGGCCGGGTTCGGCGACTTCGGGGTCGTGCGGGTGCGGGACAACCCGAAAGCGGCGAACAAGCTGGCGCCGCTGGTGCGCACGCCGGTGCTGGCGGTCGCACGCGAGGACACGGGGGAGTAGCGATGGCCTCGGTATCGGCGCTGCGCGACGGGATCGGCGTGCGGCTCAAGACCATCTCCGGACTGAACGTCCTCTCGCGCCCGGGTGGCAACGTCATTACGCCGGCCGCCCGCGTGATGCCCACGCGGATCCTGTACGACTCGACGATGTCCCGCGGCGCGGACGACTTCCTGTTCGCCGTGCTGCTGCTCGTGTCGCTGACCGCCGACATCGAGGCCTACGACGACCTCGACGCCTACCTCGCCGGCTCGGGCCCGACGAGCGTCAAGGCCGCGATCGAGGCGGACGGCAGCCTCGGCGGCATCGCCGACTTCGCCCGGGTGCGCGAGGTCACCCAATACGGCTGGGTCGAGGTCGACGGCGTGCAGTACCTCGGCGCCGAACAGATCGTGGAGGTAACCGCCAGTGGCAGCTAAGAAGTTCCGCGTCCTGACCGGCATGAACTTCCGCGTCGGCGGCCGCGAGCGGCGCGCCGAGCCGGGCGAGATCCGCGACGACATCCCGGCCAAGAGCCGGGCGTGGCTGCTCGAGCAGGGCCACATCGAGCCGCTCGAGGACGACGAGCAGGACGGTGAAGGCTGATGGCGTTCGTGCACTCCAAGTCGACGCGGGTACTGGTCAACGAGATCAGCGCGTCGGCGAAGCTGCGGTCGGTGACGGCCGCGAACTCGCGCACCATGTCGCAGACGACGGTGTTCACCGACGACGGCGAGCGGTTCATTCCGGGCCTCAAGGCGGGCACCATGACGCTGGAGGGCCTGTTCGAGGACAACGCCCTCTACGCCGACCTGCAGGACGCCAACGGCACCGACAACAGCCTGCTCGTCACCGCGGGCATCAACGGCTACGCGGTGGGCTCCCCGGTGACCATCGCCGTGGGTGACCTGACCTCGCACGGGATCAACGCGCAGGTGGCCGAGGCGGTCGGCTTCTCGGTCGAGTCGCCCGCCGACGAGACGGTCGACCTGGGGGTGTCGCTGCACGACGAGACCGCCGAGACGGCCACCGCGGACGGCACCGGCGTGGACAACCTCGCCTCGAGCGCCAGCGGCGGCGTGGGCGCGCTGCACGTCACCGCCGCGTCCGGCACCTCGCCGACGCTGGACGCCAAGATCCAGCACTCGACCGACGACATCACCTACGTCGACCTGATCACCTTCGCCCAGGCCACCGCGGCGACGTCCGAGCGGCAGGCCGTGTCCGGCACGGTCAACCGCTACCTGCGTACCTCGTGGGCGATCGCCGGCACCACCCCGTCGTTCACCTTCGTCGCGGCGTTCGCCCGCCGGTAATCCTGCTCGTTCCGTCTGACCCGGAGCTCCTCCGGGTGTTTTCGCCTGCCCTGACAAGGAGAATCCGATGGCGTTCACGCACGGCAAGAACTCGAAGTTCCTCATCGAGGACAACGGCGCTACCGAGCGGGACCTCTCGCAGTACATCGACAACGTGCCCGCGGCCGTCGCCCGCGCGATGGCCGAGGTCACCGCGTTCGGCGACGACGGCGTGAAGCAGATCCCGGGCCTGGAGAACAGTTCGTGGGACATCTCCGGCCACTTCGACGCGACGGCCACGACAGGCCCGCACGCGGTGCTGTCCGGGCTGTTCAAGAAAGAGGACGCCACGGTCACGTTCACCTACGGCCCGGCGGGCAACGCCACGGGTAACCCGCGGCTGACTGGCGAGTGCTGGATCAGCAACTACACCATCACCAGCGCCGTCGGCGACAAGGTGTCGTTCTCGGCCACCGTGCAGGTTGACGGCGTGGTCACCTTCGACAGCTTCCCGTGATCGGTGCCCGCCTACTACGAGATACGCGGCACCGGCGACTTCCGGCGCGCCGCCCGGCGGCTCAAGGAAGCCGGTAACGGCCAGCTGACGCGCCGGATGTCGCGCGGCATGCGCACCGCGGCCAAGCCTGCCGTGGACGCCGCGCAACGGTCCGTGCGATCGCTTGAGGCTTCGGCCACGCGCGGCGGCGGTGGGCAGGCCCGGCGGGAATTCGCGCTAGGCCGCAAGCGCAAGAAGACCGAGACCGCCCGGCGGAAGGCGTTCGAGGGGCGAGGGCTGCGCTCCTCGACCGCCCGCGCGATCGGCACCCAGGTCCGCTCGTCGGGCCAGTCGGCCAGCGTGCGGGTCCGGGTCAACACCCGCCAGCTCCCGCCGGATCAGCGGACGCTGCCGGCGCACATGAACGAGGGCCGGTGGCGCCACCCCGTCTTCGGCGGGGACCGGTGGGTCACACAGACCGTGTCCCGCGACGAGTGGTTCGACGAGCCGATGCGCGAGCACGGCCCGAAGATCCGCCAGGGCGCGGCCAAGGTCGTCGACGACATCCTCCGAGAGATCGCACAGTAAGGACGCGAATGGCCGCCAACGACGTCAACGCGACGTATCGATTCGAGCAGGACGGCAAGACCTGGACGCTGAACCTGCACGACGTGCTCGTCAGCGAGCAGCGCGAACTGCGCCAGGTCACCGGCATGAAATGGTGGCCACTCCTGGCCGACTTCTCCATGCAGGACCCCGAGGCCTGCCACGCGATGTTCTGGCTGGCACGCAAGCGCGCCGGCGAGACGGTGACCTTCGAGGACTTCGACTATCCGGTGACCAGCCTGCGCGTGACGCTCGTCGAGCCGGACAGCGGAAAGACGTCCACAGAGGACGATGGCGACTCGACGGAGGCGCCGGACCCTACCCAACCGACCCCGAAGACCTCGAGGACCCGGCGGACGAAGTAGAGCGGTACAAGCCCTACTTCTTGCTGCTGTGGCACATCAACCCGGCCGACGTCGGGCGGATGACGCTGCGGGACTTCTGGATGAGCGCCCGGCTCGCCGACGAGCTACTCGAGGCGAGCGAGCAGGAGGGCGGTGCCGGTGCCGGCTAGAGACCTGATCTTCACCGTCCTCGGCCGGGACCGTGCCAGTCGTGTGTTCGACAACGTCGGCGACCGAATCGACCGGCTCGGGAGCCGGGCGATCAAGGTGCTCGGCGGCGTGCAAGGCGCCTCGGCGGCCGCGGCCGCCGGCGTCGGCGCCTCGGTGGCGGCGCTGCCGGTGGCCTTCGCCGGGCTCGGGGCGTTCGCCCTACGCGAGAACACCGCGGTACGTCAGTCGTTCGAGGATCTGTCCGAGGAGGTGCGGACCGGCCTCATGGCCGACGCCGCACCGCTCGAACAGGCCTACGTCGGCGCCGCACAGCGCATGGGCTCGGCCTACCAGGGGCTGCGGCCACAAATGGCGGCCGCGTTCCAGGCCAGCGTCCCCCATGTCGCCGAACTGACCGAAGGAGTCGTCGAGTTCGCCGAGGGCGCGATGCCCGGCATGGTGACCTCAGTCCAGCGGGCCGGGCCGGTCATGAGCGGACTCCGATCGCTGCTGCGCGACACCGGTGCCGGCCTCGGCGAGTTCTTCGAGATCACCTCCGAAGGGGCCGAGGACGCCGGGCAGGGCCTTGAGCACTACGGGCAACTGATGCGCGACCTGCTGCCCGAGGTGGGCGGCATCCTGGTCGACCTGTCCGGACTGTGGGCCGAGCACGGCGGCCAGGCCGTCGACATCGTGACCCGGCTCGTCGGTGTCGTCGGCGACCTGTCCAACTCGGCGCTGCCCACCGTGTCCGACGCGCTCGGCGTCGCGCTCGACGTGCTCTCTGGCGTGCTGGCCGTCATCGAGCCGATCACCGGCGCGCTGGGCCCGATGATCGGCGCCTGGCTGGCGCTCACGACCGCCATGCGCGGGATCCGCGCGGTGCGCGGTGTGGCCGACTCCGTGGCGACCTCGGTGAGCAACCTCAACACCCAGCTGGACAAAACAGCCAAGGGCGGCGGGGGCCGTCTGCAGGCCGCCGGTCGCGGGCTGGTGGGCCTGTTCGGCGGCCCGTTCGGCATCGCGGTCGCGGCCGCAACCGCCGGGCTGGCGCTGTTCGGGCAAGAGAGCCAGGACGCCGCCAACACGCAGCGCTCGCTGGCCTCGGCGCTGCGGGAAAGCAACGGGCAGTTCGACGCCAACGCCCGCAGTGCCCTGTTCAACAGCGAGTCCTACCAGGACGTCAAGGACTCGGTCCAGGGCGCCGGCCTGTCCCACAAGCAGTACATCGACGCACTCGTCCAGGGCGGCCCGGCGCTCGACGGCCTGCGCTCGCGGCTGGAGCGGATCGTCGAGGCCGGCCGCTCGCAGGAGTTCGTCGGCAACACCACGCGCGATGTCTACACCGACCAGGCCAAGGCCGCGATGGACCTGCTCGGGGCCACCGACGGCCTGCGCGGCTCCGTCGAGGGAGCCGTCGAGGAGTTCGGCGCCGCGGCCGACGCCAGCGACGTGCTCGCCGGGTCCATGCACGCCAGCGTGCCCGGCGCCGACGCCCTGCGCGAATCACTGACCACCCTGGCGGACCAGACCGCGGACACCACCGACAAGGCAGACGCCCTCAACGACGTGTGGCGGCGGCTGTTCGGCATCCAGATCGGACTGGAGGAGGCCACCGCCAACTGGGAAGGCGGCCTCGCCGATCTCGCGGAGCAGATCGAGGGCGTCAAGACCGAGACCGGTAACTGGCGGGGAGCACTGCTCAACGCCAACGGCACCGTCAACACCTCCACCGAGGCGGGCCGCAACCTGCTGGAGAACCTCGTCCAGCAAGGCGACGAGTACCGCACACTTGCGCAGACAGCGTTCGACACAGCCCTGCAGCAGGGCAAGTCGCAGAAGCAAGCCACCGAGGCCGCGCGTACCGCGGTGCACGAACGGCGGGCTCAGTTCATCCGGGAGGCCGAGCAGCTCGGCTTCACTCGGCGGCAGGCGCAGCGACTCGCCGATCGCTACCTCGGCATGCCACGGGACGTGTTCACCGGCATTCACCAGCCAGGCATTTTGGCGGCCCTGGACCGAGCGAGCGATCTGAGGCATCGGCTCAATCAGATCCCTGATCACGTCTCGACGACGGTTACGACCATCTTCACGTCGCGTGGGACCGGACCGACCGCCACCAACCGGTTGCTGTCGTCGGCCGGATTCAAGGACGGCGGTCAGGTCCAGGCGTTCGACGACGGCGGCGCGGTCCAGGCCTTCCCGAACGGGTTCGTGCGAGGCCCCGGCGGGCCGCGCAGCGACGACATCCTGGCGCTACTGTCCAACCGCGAGTTCGTCTCCACCGCAGCCAGCGCTGCGCGTAACCTCGACGCGCTCGAGGCTGGCAACCGTGGCGCGAAGCTGATCGCGATCGACCGCAGCGGCGTCGTGCAGATGGCCAACGGCGGGCTCGCCGGGGCTGCGGGGCAGATCCTTGGCCACCTGCGGCGCGGTGGAGGTCTGTTCGAGGACTTCTCCTTCCGCGGCAACAGCCAGCTGGTGCGCCGGTTCAACGACCAGCTCGCCGACATGTTCGCCGCCCGCCACGGCCGCGTGGATGTGTTCGGCACCAACGCCGTGCCCGGCGCGCGCGGGATCGTCGAGCGGTTCCTGCGCAGTGTGGCCACGCCGGCGCCGGCGCAGCAGCCGCGGCAGCAACCGGTGGTCGTGTCCATCGACGCGGGCGGCCTCGACGACGCGCTGCTGCGGTGGCTGCGGGGCGCTATCCGGGTTCGCGGCGGCAACGTTCAGGTCGTGCTCGGCAAGGGCGGGAGGTGAACGATGGCTTTCCCTGCGACCAAGCTCGATATCCACACCGAGATCTACTATTCAGGCGCGTGGCATGACGTCACGGCCGACACCCGTTCGCGCCAGGACATCGTCATTTCTCGTGGTCGCGGCGACGAGGCCTCGCGCGCTGACCCGGGCTCGTGCACACTGCAGCTCAACAACGGCATGTCGAAGATCAACGGCGCCGTGGTGGGCCGCTACACGCCGCGCAACCCGCGTAGCGATCTGTTCGCGTTGATCGGCCGCAACACGCGGCTGCGGGTGCGCGTGGGGCCCAACAACGTCGGGCTCGAGCTCACCGGCGAGGAGTTGCCCGATAACACGTCCTATGCCTCCACATCGGACGCGGCGGCGCTGGATATCGTCGGCGACCTTGACCTCCGGGCCGAGATCACCCCCGACTCGTGGCGGCCCAGCATCCTGCAGACGATTGCCGCGAAGTACAACACGGGCGGCAACCAGCGGTCCTGGACGTTCCGGTTGCTCACCAACGGCACGATCGAGCTGGCCTGGACCACCGATGGCACCTCTGGCACGCGGCAGGTGCGCGGCTCCACGGCCGCCGTCGCCTCGGATTCAGGCCGGTTGGCGGTGCGGGCCACCCTCGATGTCGACGACGGCGCTGGCAACCACGTCGTCACCTTCTACAGCGCCGATTCGATCGATGATCTCGGCGGAGGTCCTTCCGAGGTGCAGCTCGGGTCGACGGTGGTCACAGCTGGCACGACCTCCATCTTCTCGTCCACCGCGAATCTCACTGTCGGCTCCATTCAGGCCGGCGGCTACGAGTTCAACAACGAGGCTCACTTCGGCGGCCTCGTGCACGGGTTCGAGGTGCGCGACGGCATTGCCGGCACACTCGTCGCCGACGCGGACTTCGCCGGCCTCGAGCCTGGTACGCGACCCACGTTCACCGACGACGCCGGACTGACGTGGACCCTGCAGGATGAGGCCGAGATCGTCGACCGTTCTGTGCGGTTCATCGGCGAGGTGGTGGCCTGGCCGCCGCGATGGGACCTGTCCGGTAACGACGTGTGGGTGCCGGTCGTCGCGAACGGCCTGCTGCGTCGGCTCGGCCAGGGTGAGGCGGCGCTGGACTCGGCGATGCGGCGCGGCAACACCGATCAGGCCATTGTGCCCCCGGTGGCCTATTGGTCGATGGAGGACGGCTCCGACGCGACGAGCTTCGCCTCCGGGTTGTCCGGCGTGGCGCCGATGACGTTCGGCATCATCGAGGGCTTCGTGCGCGACATCCGCCCGGCCGCCTACGGCGACTTCGTCGCCTCCCAGCCCATCCCTGAGTTCTCGATCACCACGGCCGTCGGCCCTGTCCCGTGGGCCGCGCCCACCGGGGAGCTGCGCATCTTCTCGCTGCTGCACGTCCCCGACGCAGGTGTGGGAGGCATCAGGCAAGTCCTCAACGTGACGACGTCGGGCACGGCGGCCGAGTGGGGTATCGAGCTGGACTCCGCGGGCAGCTTGCGGATGCGCGCGTGGGGTCGCAATGAGGCGAGCATCCTGACCAGCGGATGGACCGCCTTCGCCCTGAATGGCAAGAACGCGCTGTTCGGTATCTGGCTGCAGCAGGTCGGCGCCGACATTGACTGGCAGATCTTCGTGTTCGAGGAGGGGGCCACCGTCGGCAGCGTCGACGAGGGCACCCTCGCCGGGCACACGTTCGGCTCGGCGCGCACGGTGTACCTGGGCAAGGTCGGAGATCTTGCGGGTACCGCGATGGGGCACTGCGCGGTCTACAACCAGGACACCAACACGGTGATCTGGGACGCGGTGAAGAACCTGCTCGTCGCCTGGTCCGGCGAGACCGCCGCCGACCGTTTCCTGCGCCTGTGCGACGAGGAAGGCGTCGCCCACCGCATCGTCGGCGACCCTGCCGAGTCGGTCGCCGTGGGCGCGCAGAAGCCCGAGACCTTCCTCGACCTGCTCTACGACGCCGCCGACGCCGAGCTGGCCATCTTCGACGAGCGGCGTGACGCGCTCGCCCTGCGCTGGCGCAACCACGCCGAGCTCGAGAACCAGGCCGCCTTGGCGCTCGACTACAACGAGCGGCACGTGAGCCCGCCGTTCGAGCCGCTCCCGGATGACCAGGCCACGGCCAACGACGTCACGGTCGAACGCGTCGACGGCAGCTCCGCCCGCGCGGTCAAGCTGTCCGGCCCGATGAACGTGAGCGAGACGGTCGACGACCCGCTCGGCGTCGACCGCTACCCCGACAAGGTCACCCTCAACCTGGCCACCGACGACCAACTCGAGGACCAAGCCTGGTGGCGGCTGCACCTGGGCACCGTCGACGAGGACCGGATCCCCCAGCTCGGCATCGACCTCGCACGCAACCCAGCGCTCATCGACCAGGTGCTCGCGCTCGACACCGGGGACCGCATCACCATTGCCAACCCACCCGAGTGGATGGCCGCCCAGGCCATCGACCTGATCATCCAGGGCTACGAGGAGCGCCTGTCGCAGTTCAAGCACTACTTCGTGTTCAACTGCTCACCGGGCAGCGCCTGGCGCACGTGGCTCCTCGAAGACGACGAGCAGGGCCGCGCCGACACCATCCTGTCCGCCACCACGCACCAGTTCACCGCGGGCACCGACACCGCGATGGATGTGCGCACCCTTCAGGGGCCGCGCTGGGAAACCGACGCCGGCGAGTTCCCCTTCGACGTGACCGCGGCCGGCGTGCAGCTGCGCGTCACCGCGATCGACGATTCCGCCACCGACACGTTCAACCGCACTGTCTCCAACGGCTTCGGCACCGCGGACACGGGGCAGGTCTGGACCACCTCGGGCGGCGCGGTCAGCGACTACTCGGTGACGCCCTGATGCCCGGTCAGGTCGCGCAGAGCAGCGTCAACGAGCTGCGCTGGACAGTGCTCGGCGGCATCGACAGCCGCGACATGGACGCCGTCGTCACCGTGTCCACTGACGCGCTCGCCGCCGGCGCCTCCCAGTTCGTCATCCTCGGCGGCCGCGTGATCGACCCCGACAACATGTACTTCGCGTGGCTCGAGTTCACCACGAGCGCCAGCGTGGACCTGCTCGTCGGCAAGCGCATCGCCGGGGTCGGATCAGCGCTGGCAGGCGCCTCGACGCGTACCACCGGGCTCACCCACGCCGCCGGCACCCAGTTCCGGCTGCGCCTGGCCGTGCAGGGTGCCCCCGCGCGGGTACGAGCTAAGGCGTGGCTCGCCGCGAACAGCGAGCCGGACAACTGGCACGTGACCGGCGTCGACACTGACATCACGGCCGCTGGCGACATCGCCCTCGGGCAGACCCTCGGCTCGGGCAACACCAACACCCTGCCCGTGACCGCGTCGTGGGACGACCTTGCGGTGCTCAATCCGCAGACCTTCACCGTCCAGCAAGCCCCCGTGAACGGGGTGACCAAGACGTTCGGCGCCGGCGCGCAGGTTCTGCTCGCGCAGCCGGCTGTCGTCGCACTCTGAAAGGAGGCGGCTCGTGGTGTTACGGGCGGGCCGGCGGGTCACCGCGGCCGACCTCAGCTACAACGGCGACGTGATCACCCTGCCCGATACGCCGACCGTGCCCTCGGGCGAGGCGTGGGGCGACTGGGGCAGCACGATCGTCATCGCCGACCCCGGCACCAAGGTCGGCGTATGGGGGTGGGGCGACGGGCACGCGTTTGGCCCGACCGGTGTCACCGACGCCTTCGCCGCTATGCGCCTCGGCATATCCACCGACGGAGGCGTCAACTTCAGCAACGGCGTCGGTCCCCGCGGGAACTTCTCCGAGGAGGCCGGCGAGCGGCGTGCCGTGCTCGCGTGCCATCACTTCGTGACGGCCACGCCAACCGGCGACATCGTCGTGCGCGCGCAGCTACAGGCGCAGACCACGAGCGCCCAGTTCTTCAACGGGTCGTTCATGATCCAGGTCGCGCCCATCCCGTGACCACTGTGGATCCCGGAGACGAGGAGTGGAGTACCCCCGTGTCGCACCCTGGTGAGAGCCCAACGGACGTGGCGCTGCGGTTCGTGCGTGAGGAACTCGCCGCGTTGCGCGCCACCTTCCACGACGAGATCTCCGCGATCCGGACCGACTTCGCGGGTCTGAGCGCCACCGTGGTGGAGCAGACCAACAAGGTGACCCCGAAGATCGCCGTGCTCGAGCACCGCGTCGACGAGCACGACAAGGACATCGCCGAGGTTCGGCAGGCCCGCGCCGACGAGGCCGCGGCCAAGGAGTCGTTCCGCCGGCAACGCAACCTCGCCATCGCCCTCGCCGCGATCAGCGCCCTGGTGACGATCGCCGGCCTCATCCTCACCCTCACCCTGGGAGACTGA